GCCCAAGTTGACAAGGCTAAAGCAGAAGTTGCCCAGCTTAAGCGTGACAGCGACCGTGATAACCTACCACTGCCGACATTTGTTGACGACGTACCGGTTGAGGACGAAGAGATTGGAGGAGATGCCGATGGTAACGACAGCTAAGCGACCGAAGATAAAGATTAAGTACCTGATTGGTCATGGCTACAATGAGTTTTGGCGTGACCGACACTTTTATCGCGTAGTCAAAGGTTCTCGTGGATCTAAGAAGTCTCGGACCACGGCGTTAAACTTCATCTACCGGATTATGAAGTATCCTTGGTCTAACCTACTAGTTGTCCGTCGGTACTCCAACACAAATCACGATTCAACTTACACAGTTTTAAAATGGGCGATTAACCGGCTTGGGGTCAGTCGTCTTTTCAAATTCAACGAAGGAAAACCGGAAATTACTTACCTGCCCACGGGGCAAAAGATTATTTTCCGAGGGTTGGATGATCCCTTGAAAGTTACTTCGGTTGATGTGGACACGGGTCTACTGTGCTGGGCCTGGTTCGAGGAGGCGTACGAAATCGAAAACTCGGATAAGTTCGAAACAGTTGTTGAATCTGTTCGTGGGGGCCTAGATGACCCTTACGCTGATCACCAGTACGTGCCTGCTGATGAACTTCTTAAACGTGAGCAGTGGAAAAAGGAGTTTTTCAAGCAAATTACCTTGACCTTTAACCCGTGGTCGGAACGGCATTGGTTGAAACCAATGTTTTTTGACCCGGAGACACGTAAGCCAGATGTCTTTGCTCGAACGACTACCTTTAGGGTCAACGAGTGGCTTGATAAGCAAGATAGGCAAAGATACCTAGACTTGTATCGAACTAACCCTAGACGGGCTCAGATTGTCTGTGACGGCAAATGGGGAGTTGCTGAGGGACTTGTATTTGAAAACTGGGTTGTTGAAGACTTTGACGTCAATAAGGTAGTAGCAGAGTCGGATGGCGTGGGGCATGGAATGGACTTTGGTTTCACTCATGACCCCACGACCTTTGCTGAAGCTGCTATTAATCGTGAGACCAAGGATATCTGGATTTTTAAAGAGCTGTATCAGAAGGCCATGACGACACAGAACATCTTCGATTGGTTGGACGATAACCACTATCTGAAATCAGACATTGGCGCCGACTGCGCTGAACCCCGTTTGATTGATGAGTTACAGGCTAAAGGCGTGCGGCGTATGCATGCGTCGATTAAAGGCCCTGATTCAATCGACTATGGGATCAACTTCTTGCAGGGCTATCGAATTCACATCCTGCCTAGTTGTGTGCATGCGATTGAAGAGTTTAACACCTACGTCTTCGATCGTGATAAGGACGGAAACTGGCTGAATAAGCCGGTCGACGCCAATAATCACTTTATTGATGCACTCAGATATGGACTAGAGAAGTACATTATTCAATACGAATCACTAGAAAAGCGCTTCGGCGTTGTATAAGCAAGGAGGTGAGTGAATGAGCAAAGATATTGTGGGACTTGATGGTAATCCATTGATTATGGACTTTATGCAGACCAAGCAGGCACCAGCGACAGGAACACGACACCCAGACCCCTTCCACATGCAGCGGCCGGGGATGGGACACCATTTGGGTGACTACGAGTTGGAGCAACTGTATCGGGGTAATTCGATGGCCCGAAACATCGTGGACATTCCCGCTGAGGATATGACCCGTAACGGCTGGCATATCAAGATGGACGACAATGCCCTAGCAGCTAAGTATGAGGCACGATTAAATGAGTTGAACGCCCAGAAACGATTCAAGGACCTTTACCGATACTCACGGCTTTACCGAGCGGGGTATATCGCTATCAGTACGACCGAGAGCTGGAATTATGGTCTTGAGGACCCTTTGAACCCGGACAGACTGTTGCGAATCCCATTTATTACGGCGTTTAGCTCCAAGAAGGTCAACGAGACCAAGTTCGATGATGACGTCTTCTCACCAACTTACGGTCAAGCTCTAAGTTATCAGATCAACAACGGAACCGCTGACGTGCAAGGGTCAAATTATTATGGGGTACAGCAGGTAGATAAGTCACGTTTGCTTCGCCAACAAGAACTGCGGTTCGAAGATGAAACGGAAGGTATCTCGCTATTGGAGACCATTTACGACATCTTGATGACGATGGATACAGGGCTCTACTCAGTCGGGGAGATTCTGTACGACTATGTTTTTAAGGTTTTCAAGTCTCCATCGGTTGACGACACGAGTCCCGATAAGCTGTTGCAGGTCGGGGCGGCCGCTTCGTCCAAGTTTAGAACTGAGTCCACCGCGTTGATTAGTGACAAGGACGAATTGACCAAAGAATCAACCAACGTCGGCGGCATCGACAGCTTGCTTGATTTCTTGTGGGAATACCTTAGTGGCGCGGCCCGCATGCCTAAGTCGGTTCTTAAAGGCCAAGAGGCCGGAACACTGACTGGGGCACAGTATGATGTGATGAACTACTATAGCCGCATTGCTTCGGACCAAGAGAACAAGATGCGACCACAGCTGGAATATTTGCTCAAATTGCTTATGCGAGCCAGTGATGAGTGCGGCGGATCGCTAGACCCCGACACCGTTAACTGGTCCATCGAATTTAACCCGCTGTGGTCGGTTGATTCGCAAACCGATTCACAGATTCGCCTAGCAAATGCCCAGGCCGACCAGATTTACATTCAAAACGGCGTGCAAGGACCTGAAGAGGTTCGAGAGGCACGTTTTGGTTCCAGTGGCATGGACCCGGATGGTTCAGTTGATATGGACAGTATGAGTGATGACGAGCGCCGGGCGGTAGTTGAGGCTTATCGCAAAGAACATGGCGGTGATTAGCCATGAGAGTGCCACACACGCGTTATCCACTAAGAATTGAGAAATCATACGCACATACTGTCGGTAAGGCTGTAGGCCAAGTTGAGAGCACTACACTACTGTTGCTTAAGTCAGAGGTCAAGCCAGTAATTGACCGAGGAACTGTCAACGACTCGCTTTACAACGACGACATGATCGACTGGGTTGAATCCCTAATTAACCGGTTAAAGGAGCTGATTCTTGGTTCTTTTACAGATACTGACGCGAAGCAAATGGTTGAGCGGTTTATGTCGGCTATCAACACCAGTAATCGTGCCAACGTGGCGTCGCAGATTCAATCTCACGAGCTAGTGAAACATTCGACATTGCTTTCTACTGGTAAGCCGGTAGTCTTGGCGATTAATCCGGTCGCAGGGGATGCACAGCTCGATGGTTACATTAAAGGCAAGATTGCCGAAAATGTCAGTTACATCAAGGGTATCCGCGATGATTATGCGACGAAGATTGAGCAGATTATCTACCGTGGCGTCACAAAGGGGCAATCTTATGGTGAGATGGCGGAAGCAATCCGTCACCAAGGCAAGATGAGTCGCAATCGTGCCGCTTTCATTGCCCGGGACCAGTCCGGGACTATCTACAGTCAGATGACCCGTACTAGGCACCAAGCAGCTGGAATTAACCACTTTCAATGGCGTGGAATGATGGACGAGCGTGAACGTGCCAGTCATGTGGCACGTGAAGGCATTATCTACAATTATGACACGGCTGACTTACTCCCCGGAGAAGATTATGGGTGCCGTTGTACTGGTGATCCGGTTTTTGATGACGAATTAGATGATTCAGAAGAATAACGAAACGAAGGGAGGTGAAAGTATGGCAGATACAAATTCATCTAGTGCCGCAAATACGCCAAGCTCTGCAGCACCTAGCTCTAAAATCGCTACTAGCATGTATGCTTCGAGTACGACACCAGCAGCACCAGCAACTGAGCCTAAGAGTACGGTCAAGACCGTGACCTTAAAAGAAGGCGACAAGCTATGGCGGGTTGCCACTGATGCTGGTATTTCACTGGACACACTTGTAAAAATTAATGGCTTGAAGGACTATTCGGTTAAGCCCGGTAAGGTTCTGCAATTGCCATAGGAGGTAATTGCATGAAATTTTATGATCGTGCTGAGCTTGGCAAGTATACTGAAACGCCTGAAGGTTATTTACACGGGGAGTTTCCGATTACGCGTCCCGGAGTTTTTCCGTATATGCGTAATGGTGGAAGTGTCTCCCAAGTGGCAAAACTTCCGGATGAGGTATTTTCTAAGGAGACCATCGAATCTGCCAACAATAAGCCATTGACTAATGACCACCCAAACGTGGGTGTTGATGTGCGGAACTTCAAGGCATTATCTGTAGGGATGACCGACAGTGATGCCCACGTTGAGGACAATAAGCTGGTAGTTGGGGCGACCATTACGGACCCAGACATGATTGCCCAAGTTAAGTCGGGTAAGCGGGAGCTTTCAATTGGATTCAATGCCGATGTTCCCACGGAATCCGGAGAGTACGGCGGAGCCCAGTATGACGCCGCTCAGCGCAATATCAAAATTAATCACATTGCTATCGTAGATAGAGGCCGCGCAGGTCATGGAATTTCAATCCATGACAGTGCGGTTTTTGTTATGGGCGATAACAACACGAATACAGGAGGAAAACACATGGCTAATTTGATTATCGACAGCCAACAGTTCGAAGTGGACCAGCATGTTGCAGATGCCCACGACGACTTAAAGAAGCAAGTGGCTGCTAAAGAGGCTGAACTTGCAAAGTTAAAGAAGCAACTCAATGGGGCAAATGACGAAGCGGCGAGCTCTAAGAAGGAAGCCGACTCACTCAAGGGTGAACGGGATGCCTTAAAGACGCAACTTAAGGATGCTCAAGATAAGCAACTTGATCAAGACGCCTTAGACAAGCGTATTGATGCGCGGCTTGCATTACAGACTAGTGCGGCCCGTTTCGTCGGTGATAGCTTCGACTTCAAGGGAAAGACTGACCGGGAAGTTAAGGTGGCTGCCATCAAGACCACCAATGATTCCTTTGATGAAAAGGATAAGTCTGACGACTATATCAATGCATTCTACGATTCTGCGGTTTCCTTGGCAGATAAGAAAGGGTTCACTCACACGTTGGGTGGCCAAGGTGGGAACCAAAACGAAACTGACTCGGTAGATAAGCTCAAAGGCGACCGAGCCAACGCCTACAAGTAAAGGAGGGATAACTCATGGGATTAATTCCACGACCACAAATGTACATGGACCCCAACATTGGGTTGGGCAAGATTGCCGACATTCGGCACACAGAAGTTGACTCTGCAGTCGCTGCTGGGGTAGTCGCTGCCGGGGCTGCCGTTCAAATGAGCTCAGGGGCTGTTACGACCGTTAGTGACGGTAAGTTCTATGGCGTTGCAGTAGCCAAGGACTACGTCGATAACTTGGATGATTCTCCGCAAACGTCTAAGTACAAGGCTAAGCAGATGGTTCCTGTTTTACGTAAGGGGACCATCAATGTTGCCATCACGGCCGACGTTACGGAAGGACAACCAGCTGCTGTTGACGGGACGACTGGGAACTTCAAGCCGGCCGCAGATGCTGACACGATTGTGGGGACGTTTAAGACGGCAGGTAAGTTTGTTGCCGACGACGCCACTGCGGGCTCAACGGCCCAACTTCAAATTAACTTGCCATAAGGAGGCGACAGTAGATGCCACAAGAATTAGCAATGATTGAAAATCGCGACTTAATCGCGATGGAAAAGACGGTGCTTAAGGCACCGCAAGAAGAATTAATTGGTCGGTCACTGTTTCCGACAATTCCGGGGGTAAATCCCGGGGCAGAGACCTACGGGTACAGCCTAATGACCCGGCACGGTGCTGCCAAGGTTATTGCCAACGGGGCCGATGACTTGCCGATGGTCGACGAAGACGTTAAGCGAGCTTATCAGCCAATCTACACTATTGCCGCTGGTATTCACTTCACGTATCAGGAAGTATTTGCCGCTCAAATGGCCGGACAACCGCTTCAAACGGATAAAGCTGAAACGGTCCGCCGGGCAATCTCCGAAAAGGAAAATGACATCATCTTCAACGGGGAATCAAAGGTTGGTATCACTGGTCTGACAAACCTTGAAGGTATTCAGGCAATGAACGCCGACAAGAAGTTTTCAGAGTCGACCGGGGCAGAGATGCAAGAGACCTTGCGTAAGGCTAAGTCCTTAATTACTGTAATTCCGGGGTTCAATCAAGCACGGTTGAAGCTAGTTTTAGCACCAGCCCAATATGAATCTTTGAACTCACGTTACAGTGACTACGACTCTCGTACCATTCTGGAAGTCATCAAGGCCGCCGGCTGGTTTAATTCCATCGAAACAACCTCTGCTTTAGTGGGTAAGGGGTTGGATAACTCAGAATGTGCGATGATCTTTGATTCCACTTCACAAACCGGTGGTTTCTTGCTCCCTCGTGACGTTACGCAGTTCCCACAAGAAGCACATTATCCTAACACGATTGTGCCTTACGATGAACGGACCGGTGGTCTGGTAATCAAGACGCCGTACGCCATCGTTAAGTTGTCAGGAATCTAAGGAGGACGCCATGTTAGTTAAAAATAAGGGTAAATTCATTCACAATGTTGGTGGGGTGCAACTGGTCCCTGGTTCTAACCAACTCACCAAGAAGCAATCCGAAGCATTCAACGCAGCTATCAAGTCGAATAAGTTGAATGCTTTTTTAATTGAAAAGGGCACCTTATCTGCTGTTGAAGGTAAAGGTGGCAAGGACGTGCAAAGCGTTACTGACATGACCCTTGACCAAGCACTGCCTGAGATTGCTGACACCGTATCGGTTGAGACACTGACCAAGTGGTTGGCCGATGAACAACGCGGCGCCGGTCGTAAGAAGATGGTGGACACGTTGAAGGCTCGGATTGCTGAATTAAAGACCCCAGAAGA